AGAAGACCGCCGACTGGTCGAAGAAGGACACGATTCGCCTCGCGGAGTATTTCGAGGCCGTCGATGAGTATGTGACCGTCTGGCAAGCCGAAGACGGCAGCGCGTCGGAAACGAAGATCGATGGTGCCGCGTCGCGCAAGGTCCGCAAGCGTACGATCACCTGGCGCAAGATCACCTGCAAAGAAGTGCTCGAAGAGCGCGAGTGGCCGAGCAAATACATCCCGATCGTTCCGGTGTATGGGCACCTGATCAACGTCGAAGGCAAGAAGCGCATCAGCAGCCTGATCCGTCCGGCCATGGACGCGATGCGGATGTACAACTACGCCGCGAGCGCGTTCGTCGAGCGCGTCGCGCTGACGCCGAAAGCGCCTTACATTGCGACCGCCGCGCAGATCGAGGGCTACGAGACTGAGTGGGCGAACGCCAATACCGCGAACGCCTCAGTTCTGCCCTACAACGCCGACCCGAGCGCGCCACCGCCGCAGCGCCAGCAGACCGCCGACATTCCCGCCGGCTGGATGCAGGTCATGCAGGGCATGGAGCACGACATCCAGGGCGCGCTCGGCATGTACAACGCGAGCCTAGGGGCGCCGTCGAACGAAAAGAGCGGCAAAGCAATCCTCGCCCGTCAGCGCGAGGCCGACAACGCCACGTTCCACATCATCGACAACCTCTCGCGCGCGATTCGCCACGTCGGCCGCATCGTGATCGACCTGATCCCCAAAATCTACGACTCGTCGCGCGTGATCCGCATCCTAGGCGAGGACGGGAAAGAGGACTTTGCGGAGATCGATCCCGAGCAGCCCGAAGCGAAGCGCGACATTCACGATCTTCAAGGGAAGGTCGTCAAGACGATCTATAACCCCGGCGTCGGGCGCTATGACGTGACCGTCACGACCGGCCCGGCGTACGGCACCAAGCGCCAGGAGGCCGCGGAATTCATTACGCAACTGGTGCAGTCCTCGCCCGACCTGATGCCGGTCGTCGGTGATCTGATGTTCAAGAGCATGGACATGCCGTTTGCTGAAGAGATCAGCGAGCGCATGAGAAAGATGCTGCCGCCGCCGCTGCAGGAGCAGGAAGACGGCCCGCAGATCCCGCTCGAGGTGCAGTCGCAAATGCAGTCGATGTCGCAGCAGATGCAGGAAATGCATCAGCAGCTCTCCGCCGCCGCCGCCGAGCTGGGCGACAAGCGCATGGAGTACGAAGCCAAGACCGCGGACTTGCGCATCAAAGAGCGCGAGCTTGCCATTAGGGAGTATGACGCCGAGACCAAGCGCCTTCAGGTGACGGCGCCGGCGTTCAGCCCCGAAGAGATCCAGGCGGTCGTGCTGCAGACGCTGCAAGACCTCGCCACGCAACAGACGGCCGAGCCCGAGCCGCCGCCCGATATGCACATGATGCCGGACGGCCAAATGATGGCCGACTCAGAAATGCCACAGCCGCCGCAGGGCGGCTTTTTTATGCCTGAACAGCCCGAACAGGCGCCTCAAGGGTTTCAGTCGTAACGCATCGCGCGAGCGCATCGCGCGTCAATCCTTGGAGTAATCCATGCCGGAAGAGATGGGCGAAAGCCTAGAGATCGTCGCGCCCGCGACTCACGAAGCACCGCAGGGCGAACAGCCGAATACCCCGGAATCGGCGCCGGACCCGAACACCACGGCGGACCCTGCCGCGCAGCCCGAAGAGGAACACAAGGTTCCGAAGGGAGTGCAAAAACGGATCGACCGATTGACGCGCGAGCGGTATCGGCTGGAAGGCGAACTGGAGGCGATGCGCCGACAGCAAGCCCAGCGGCCTGCACCGCAACCCACGCAGCAAGGCAGCGACGCGCCTGCGCCCGAGCAGTTCCAGTCGTACGAAGCGTATCTGGAGGCGAAGGCGGAATGGAAGGCCGAGCAGAAGGTGCAGGAGGTGCTCCAGCGTCAGCAGGAGAGCAGCCGGCAACAGTCTGCGCAGGCCCAGCACCGCGAGCTGCAATCCGCCTGGGAAAAGCGAGTCGATGCCGCAGCCGATGTGTATGACGACTTCGACGAGGTGGCGCTGGCGCCGGATGTCCCGGTATCGGATGCGATGGCGGAAGCCATTCGCCGGGCCGAGAAGGGCGCCGATGTCCTGTACTACCTTGGCAAGAACCGCGAAGTCGCCGCAAGCCTCGCGCGCCTCGACCCGTTGAGCGCCGCCATCCGGATTGGCGAGATCGCCGCGACCATCGCGCGGCCCGCCGCGAAGAAGACCACCAACGCGCCCGCGCCGATCAGTCCGGTCGGTACTCGTGCTGCCGCGTCGAAAGACCCGGACAAGATGAGCACCGAAGAGTGGATGAAGTGGCGCGGCGAGCAGCTTGCCGCCAAACGCAAGCGCAATTAACCAATTCAGATACAAGGAATATGCAACATGGCTAATTCGATCCTCACCCCCACCGCAGTGACGCGCGAAATCCTGCGCGTGCTGCACGAAAAGGCGTCGTTTATCGGCACCGTCAACCGTTCGTACGATTCGAGCTTTGCCAAGGCCGGCGCGAAGATCGGCGACAGCCTCAAGATCCGTCTGCCGAACCAATACACGGTGCGCACCGGCAAGACGCTGAATGCGCAGGACACCAGCGAGCAGAGCGTCACCATGACCGTGGCGACGCAGAAGGGTGTCGACATGAATTTCTCGACCGCCGAGCTGACGATGAACTTGGACGACTTCTCCAAGCGCATCATTCAACCGGCGATGGCGACGCTCATCAGCGATATCGAATCGTCCATGATGACCGCCGTCACCAAGGACATTTACAACTCGGTCGGCACCGCAGGCACCACGCCCAACGCGTTCCTGACGTTCGGCCAGGCGCGCGCCAAGCTGAACCAAGGACTTGCACCGAAGGACAGCCGCCGTCGCGTGCAGCTCGACTCCGTCGCCATGGCCTCGATGGTCGATACCGGCAAGGGCCTGTTCCAGGACGCCAACAGTATCGCGGAGCAATATCGCGAGGGCCTCATCGGCCGCACCTCGGGCTTCGACTGGTACGAAAACGAGCGCATTTACACCCATACCACCGGCTCGGACCACACGACCGTTACCGTCAATGATGCGTCGATCGCCTCGGGTGACACGACCATCACCACGGCAGGCGGCAACGTCACTGTGGGCACGGTCTTCACCTTCTCGGGCGATGCGGTGAAAGCGGTCCACCCGGAAACCAAGGTTGCGTATGCGCATGATCAACAGTTCGTGATCACCGCGGTCAATGGCAACGACTGGACCTTCTCGCCGGCGATCATCACCAGCGGCGCGCGCCAGAACGTCAGCAAGCTGCCGACGACTGGCGCGGCCATTACCCTGGTTGGCTCGGCCTCGACCGCCTACCCCCAGCATCTGGCCTACCACGAGGACGCGTTTGCCTTTGTGACTGCCGATCTGGAGATGCCAGAAGGCGTGCATTTCGCGGCGCGCGAGATGCTCGACGGTCTGTCGGTCCGCGTCGTGCGCCAGTACGACATCAACAACGACAACATCCCCTGCCGGATCGATATCTTGCACGGCTACAAGACGCTGCGCGAGCAGCTTGCCTGCCGCATCACCGGCTAACGCTACGACATAAACACCATAACGGCCCGATGGGGCCGTTTTCGTTTTAGGAGAACGAAATGGCACTTCCTTCCGCAACTGACGTGGAATACCTCGGCACCAGCTCGTCTGGCGGCACCGTCCTGGGTCTGTCGGCTTCCGAGCTGATCGGATTCTATGGCGTCGCCCCGGTCGCGCAGCGCGCCTACTCGAGCGCGGTCCATGCGACCTCGGCGCTGGCCTCGTCGACCGATTTCGGCGCCACCCAGCTTGCCGCGGTGCAGGAGATCCAAAAGACCCTCATCGCGCTGGGCATCTGGGCGACCGCCTAACCAACGAGGCCCTGGCTTCGGTCGGGGCCCATCATCCATGACAAAACACGTCGTTTTCTGCATCCCGACGCTGACCAAGCCCTATCAGGTCACGCTGGACAGCCTCGCCGCGTCCGTGCCGCTGATCGAGGCGGCCGGATGGCAGCATTCAATGGTCAGCGAGGTCGGCTGCCCCTACGTGAGCGCCGCCCGCGCCGCGATGCTCCGCAAGGCGCTGAACGCGGGCGCGGATGTCATCGTCTTCATTGACCATGACGTGTCGTGGGATGCGCAGGATCTGCTGGCGCTGATCGAGACAGAAGGCGACTACGTCGTGGGCACGTACCGGTTCAAGAAAGAGCCTGAAGAGTACATGGGCCAGCTACTGACCCATGCGAACGGCACGCCGATCGTGCGCAAAGATGGCGCCTTGAAAACGTTCAGCGCGCCCGCCGGCTTCATGAAGATCACAAAGCGCGCGGTCAATACGGTCATCGAGCGCTTCCCGGAGCTGTGCTATGGCGAACGCCATCAGCCGCACGTCGATTTCTTCAATCACGGCGCGCATAAGCATGTCTGGTACGGCGAGGACTACGCCGCTTGCCGGCGCTGGCTGGAGATCGGCGAAGACATCTGGACCGTGCCGAACCTGAATATCCATCACCACACGAAAGACGCGGTGTATCGGGGAAACCTGCACGAGTTCCTGATGCGCCAGCCGGGCGGGAGAAACGCACAATGATGATCCACCTCAAGCACGACAAGCACGGCGTCAAGGTCGCCTACCTCGAAGCGGAAGCGCAGGCCGACGAGCGCGCCGGCTGGGTGCGCTTCGACCCGGCAGCAACGCCCAAGCCGGTCAAGCTGGCCGGCGATGCTCAATCGCCCGATCCAGAGAAGCCCCGCCGCGGCCGTCCGCGCAAGGAGCAATGACATGCCGCTGACCAAGAAGGGCAAAGAGGTCAAGAACGCCATGGCCAAGGAATACGGCAACGCCGGCAAGATCAAGGGCGCTGAAGGCAAGAAGGCCAAGAAGAAATGAGCACCACCTCACAGATCATCCGGCGCGCGCTGCGGCTGAGTGGCGTTCTTGCGTCCGGCGAGACGCCGAGTGCGAACGAGCAGGCCGATGCGCTCGAAGCGCTGAATGCGATGCTCGATGCGTGGCGCAACGAGTCGCTGATGGTCTATGCGCTGCGCACGGAATCGCTGACGCTGACCGGGGCGGCGAGCTACACCATCGGTGCGGGCGGCAATCTGAACACGGCGCGTCCGGTCAAGATCGAGCAAGCGTACTGGCGCAGCGGCGACATCGACTACCCGGTGCGCCTCGCCGACGCCAAGGCATACGCCGGCATTGCCGACAAGACCACGCAAAGCCAGCCGGATTGGCTGTACTACGAACCATCCTACCCGCTCGGCACGCTTTACCTGTACCCGATCCCGGCGAGCGGCACGCTGAAGCTCATCACGTGGGTTCCGCTATCGGAAATCACCGTCGTGTCGGATGAGCTCGCGCTGCCCCCTGGCTATCTGGAGGCGATCACGTACCAGCTCGCCGCACGCATCGCCGTCGAATACGACCGGCCGGTTCCGCCTGATGTGGTGGCAATCGGATCGGCCGCCAAGAAGGACATTAAGCGCGTGAATTTCCGCACGCCGATCATGAGCACTGGCCTGACGACGGGCCGACGCTACGACATCCGGGCGGGCGACTAGTGGATAACGCCATGCTCATAAAGTCTCCGCGAAGAAACGCGCTGGCCGGGATGAATGGCGCGTATAACGCGCAGCCTACGCAAAACGCACTTGCGCAACCTGACTACGGAATGCGCCAAGACGGAACCCGGAAAGGGAGAGGGTTCTTTGGAGAGCTGAAACGCCCAGATGGCGATATTTCGACGGAAATATCGGTTGGCGTGAATATCGGTGGCAAAGAAATGGAGATCCCGACGCTTGTGCCGACTCTCAGCCCTCAAGAAATCAACTATCTGCTTAGCGGGAAGCCGCCGACGCGTGAAATAGTTGATAAAGCCGTCATGCATGCAAGAGAGCGCATGAAAGCCGGCCTTCCGGTGTTCGCGGAATGAGAATCCCCTTTCTCGGCGGCTCCGGCGCGCAGCGCAGCGTGTCAGTCAATGCCTCGCGCACCGTGAATCTGTATCCGGTGATGGATGCGGACAACAAGAGCCCGATTGCGCTCTACGGCACGCCGGGACTCGTGACCTTTGCCGAGACCCAAGCGGCCGAAGTGCGCGGGCTGCACGAGGCTTCTGGCCGGCTCTTCGCGGTATCAGGTAATTCGCTGTACGAAATCGCCTCGGATGGCGCTGCGACCTCGCGCGGCACCCTCTTGAGCGCGTCCGGTAGCGTCTCCATCGCGAACAACGGGATTCACGTCGCCATTGTCGATGGCACGTACGGCTACCGCTTCACGCTGGCAACAAACGTTTTCGAGCTGATCACCGATCCCGATTGGCCGGCGGCGGATTCGATCGCGTTTCAGGATGGCTATTTCATCCTCAATGACTCCGGAACGGGATCGTTCTGGATCACGTCGCTGTATGGCACGGACGTCGATGCACTGGACTTCGCGACCGCCGAAGGCGCGCCCGACAACCTCGTTACGCTGATCTGCGACCACCGGGAATTGTGGCTACTGGGCGGAGAATCGACCGAGGTGTGGTTCAACTCCGGCAATGCGGATTTTCCGTTCGAGCGCATTAACGGCGCGTTTCTGGAAGTCGGCTGCGCCGCGCCGCATTCGGTCGCGAAGATGGACAATAGCGTATTTTGGCTGAGCCAAGACAAGCGCGGGCAGGGGCACGTGATGCGCGCGCAGGGCTATCAGCCCGAGGTCGTGTCGAATGCCGCGCTGGAGTACGCCATCGGCCAATACGACACCATTGATGACGCCATTGCCTACACCTACCAGCAGGAAGGCCACGCGTTCTACGTGCTGACCTTCCCGGCCGCGGGCCACACGTGGGCGCTCGACGCGCGCACCGGGCAATGGCACGAGCGCATGTATTGGAATGCGGGATTTGAGGAACGCCACCGCGGCAATTGCTATGCGTTCGCCTTCGGCCGGCATCTCGTCGGCGACTACGCGAACGGCAAGCTTTAC